TACGCAGAGGATTTAGATGAAGAAGAGTAAAGGTTACGCTGGCGGCGGAAAAATGAAGCCTAAGATGAGCGCAAAAGGCATGTCTAAGGGCGGAAAGCTTCCTATGGTTGAAAAGGATGGAAAGCAAGTTCCTTTCTTTGCTGCTGACGGGAAAGGCAAGATGGCTAATGGCGGAGCAGTCCCTAAAACCAAAGGCTATTTTAAGGGCGGCAAAACCATGACTACCAAAGGCTCTACTGCTGGCGGGAAAATGAGGCCAAAAGGAATGGCTGCTGGCGGAACTGTTGCAAGAGGCAGCGGCGCAGCAAGGCCTCAGATGTTTAGGAAAGATGGATAAATGGCTATAGATCGCCCCCTACAAACTCCAGACAGTCCCATTTATGAACAGGTAGATGAGTCTGATTTAGAGATAGAGATTGTAAACCCAGAGTCAGTTTCTGTTGAAACTCCTGATGGCGGGGTGATTATTGATTTTGATCCAGATCAATCTGAAACAGTGGCAGATCATGATTCAAACTTAGCAAACTTTATTCCTGATGAGGTTCTTAGCGAAATATCTCGCGATCTAGTTGGATCGTTTAAGGCAGATAAAGAAAGCAGACATGATTGGGAACGAGCCTACATACAGGGATTGGATTTGCTTGGACTCAAGCATGAAGATAGAACAACTCCTTGGGATGGAGCCTGTGGTGTATTTCACCCTCTGTTAACCGAATCTGTCATACGTTTTCAATCGCAAGCAATACAAGAAATATTTCCAGCAAGCGGCCCCGTTAAGACATCAATTGTTGGAAAAATTGACGACGAAAAAGAAAGGCAGGCTCATAGAGTTCAGGATTACTTAAATTACTTAGTCACGGAGCAGATGACTGAGTATAGAACTGAAACTGAAAAAATGCTGTTTTCTCTTCCTTTGGCGGGAAGCGCATTTCGCAAGGTTTATTATGACCAAACACTAGGTAGGCCTTGCAGCATGTTTGTACCCGCTGAAGACTTTGTAGTGAGCTATGGCGCGTCCGACTTGGCTACCTGTGAAAGAGCAACCCACATACTTAAAAAGAGCCAGAACGAGATTAGAAAGCTTCAGGTGGCTGGTTTTTACTCAGATGTAGAAATTTCTTCCCCAACGCCTGATGTTGACGAAATTGAAAAGAAATATAACGAGCTAACTGGGGACTCATCTAACTATGAGTATGACTCTAGGCATACCCTTCTTGAGTTTCAGGTTTATTTAGATCTTCCTGGGTTTGAAGAAACCGAGAATGGCGAGCCTACTGGAGTAGCTTTGCCTTATGTAGTCACTGTTGATCAGTCTTCTAGGGTTGTTTTGTCAATACGAAGGAACTGGTACAAGGATGATCCTAAGAAATTAAAGCGAGAACACTTCGTTCACTACCAATATATGCCGGGATTAGGCTTTTATGGCTTTGGTTTGATCCACATGATAGGTGGATTGGCTAAATCAGCCACTTCTTTACTAAGACAGTTGGTTGATGCAGGCACATTATCCAATTTACCGGGCGGTTTAAAGTCCAGAGGGCTTAGAATCAAGGGCGATGACACCCCGATCATGCCCGGAGAGTTCCGTGATGTTGATGTTCCTAGCGGAGCAATAAAAGATAATATTAGTTTCTTGCCTTACAAAGAGCCAAGCTCTGTTTTGTATCAACTAATGGGTGACATTGTTGCTGAAGGGCGTAGATTTGCCTCTGCTGCTGACGTAAAAGCTGCGGATATGAACGCTGAAGCGCCTGTCGGCACTACTTTAGCGATATTAGAGCGCTCTATGAAGGTAATGAGTGCGGTTCAAGCGCGTTTACACGCTTCAATGCGCGTCGAGCTAAGGCTTTTATCAAACTTAGTAAGAGATTTTGGCCCAACAGACTACCCTTATGAGTCTGATATGGAAAAAATTACCAAAGAAGACTTTGATGATCGCGTAGATATTATTCCTGTTAGCGATCCGAACGCTGGAACGATGGCTCAGCGCATAATGCAGTACCAAGCAGCGCTACAATTGGCTCAGCAAGCTCCAGAAATGTACGATATGCCATTGTTGCATCGTCAAATGCTGGAAATACTTAACATTCGTGATGCAGACAAGATTGTTCCTACTGATAAGGACATGTTCCCCGAAGATCCTGTGTCAGAAAACATGAATATTATTAATGGAGAGCCTGTTAAGGCGTTTATTTACCAAGATCACAAAGCGCACATACAAACTCACATGGCCTTGTCTCAAGATCCAAAAGTTATGGAGATTATGGGTAAAAGTCCTAACGCAAAAAGCGTTATGGCTGCTATGTCGGCTCATGTTCAAGAACATTTGGCGTTTGAGTACAGGCAGCAGGTGGAAAAAGAGCTTGGCGTAGAGCTTCCCCCTCCAGATCAGCCGCTTCCAGAGGATATTGAGTACAGAATATCGCAATTAGTAGCTCCGGCTGCCGAACAGCTTCTCGCAAAAGGCCAGCAAGAGCAACAAGCTGAAAAAGCGCAGCAGCAATCTCAAGATCCTATAATTCAAATGCAACAAAAAGAGTTGCAAATAAAAGAGCAAGAGGTTCAGGCTAAATCTCAGGCTGAAATGGCTAAGATTCAGTTGGATTTACAAAAAGCTGCTGACAAATCTTCTTTAGAAAGAGAAAAGCTAGATCAGCAGAGAGACATTGAAACGGCTAGGCTTGGAGTTAGGATTTCTGAAGGCAATCAACGCGAAGAGCTAGAGAATAAACGTATTGCTTCAAAAGAATCTATTGATGGAGCAAAGATAGGCGTTGAAATAGCAAAGGATATTTTGGGTGAGTGACGCTGTACCGAATAATGTTTTTGAATTCTTAAGAAAAAGAATTAGAGAGGAAATGAACGAGATGAGCGACCATATTAGTGGTGGTGCTTGCTCTGATTTTAGTGAATACTCTAAATGCTGCGGGATAATACAAGGACTTGCAGTAGCAGAACGTGAATTGCTTGATCTTAAACAAAAGGTGGAGCAAGCGTAATCGTCGTATAAACGGCGCAGGCTAACTCTGGAGGCCTATATATCCAGTGCAACGACTCTGAGCGTTATACTCAGTGCAAGGTAAATATTGATGAGTGAATCTTTAAACCTAGTCGAGGATAGTTCGTCTGAAAAAGATGAATCGTCCCGCAAAGCAAAGCTTTTACCCGATCCCAAAGGGTACAAAATTCTTATTGCATTACCGGAACCTGACGAGATGACGGAGGGCGGAATACTAAAAGCCGCCGAAACAATGCAGCTTGAAGAGGTAGGATCTATCTGTGGCCTAGTGATAAAGCTAGGCCCAGATGCCTATTGTGATAAAAATCGTTTTCCTTCAGGGCCGTTCTGTGCGGAAGGTGATTTTGTCTTAATGCGTTCTTACACAGGAACAAGATTTAAGGTTCAAGGAAAAGAATTTCGTTTAATCAATGACGATAGCGTAGAAGCTGTTGTTGAAGATCCAAGGGGGATAGTTAAGGTATGAGCGAAGCACAACAAGAAGTGGAGGCTGAGTCTCCAACAAGCGCCGAAGATAAATTTTTTGGTGTAAAAACTCAAATAGGAAAAACAGAAGAGCCTGTTAAGCAATCTGATGACTCAGATGTTGAATATGAAATTGTTGATGATCGACCTTTAGAAGACCAAAGGCCGCCCAAGTATGGAAAGCCTGAAAGTGAAAACGAAGAAGAGCTAGCTAATGTTAGCGATAGCGTTAAAAAAAGAATCGATAAATTAAGATTTGATTATCACAATGAGCGCAGAGAGAAAGAAGCAGCAATAAGAATGCGTGATGAGGCAGTTAATGTCGCGCACACTTATAGTCAAAAGAATCAAGAGTACGAAGCCTTAATAGGCAGAGGCGAAGAGGTTCTTGCTAATTCTATAAAAGAAAAGGCTCAAATTGCGTTAGCAAACGCTAAAGCGTCTTATAAAAAAGCTTATGAAGACGGTGATACTGATAGAGTTGTTGAAGCTCAAGAGCAAATGTTTGTTGCTCAACAGGAAATAGTTGAAGCAGACAAATATAAAAGAGATATAGGCAACTATCAGGAAACTCAAAAAAGAAATCAGATTGCTCAACAGGAAGCTGCAAGAGCTGCTCAACAACAGCAACCGCAGCAACCTCCCGTTCTTTCGCCAGCAGCTCAGCAATGGGCTGATGAAAACCCTTGGTTTATGGCGGATGGATACGAAGAAATGACAAGCTTAGCCTACGGAACCCACACAGCTAACATTAATCAAGGTATTGAGGTTGACTCTCCAGAATACTTTGAGCGCGTTAACTCTAGGTTAAGGCAGGCTTTTCCAGATTTTGACTGGCCGGATAGTGATTATGGACGTAACACGACTTCGACGGCTAGTCCACCCTCGACGGTGGTGGCTCCTTCCACTAGGAATAATGGAGCAAAACCGCGCAAAGTGAAGCTAACGTCCACTCAAGCATCTCTCGCCAAGCGGCTTGGGTTAACCAACGAACAGTATGCACAACAACTCATTAAGGAGGGAAAGCATGTCTGAAGAGCGCACACCAAGGACGACTGAAACTCGTCAGCAAGAAGCAAGACACGATGACAACTGGGTTCCGGCATCTATATTGCCTGATCCAGAACCGCAAGATGGTTATGTTTTTCGTTGGGTAAGGACTTCTATTTTAGGACAGTCAGATAATACCCATGTTTCACAAATGTTTAGAGAAGGTTGGGAGCCTGTAAAAGCAGAGGAACATCCAGAACTAAAACTTCAATCCGATCTTGATTCTCAATTTAAAGGGAACATTGAGGTTGGTGGACTATTGCTTTGCAAATGTTCTGAAGAAAAGATGAAACAAAGAACCAAGCATTTCCAGCAAATTGCGGATAATCAAATGGAGTCTGTCGATAATAACTTCTTGCGAGAAAATGACCCTAGGATGCCTTTGTTGAATCCAGAGCGCAGTTCTAGGACAACTTTTGGTAGAAACTAACCCTTAGTTGC